GTTCTTGGGCTCGTGATTGCAGCCTTAACCGTGCGTATGCGAGTGCGAGCCTTGGCGGTCGTGGTGTGAGTTTGCATATAGAAAAGCAACATAGTTAAGAATTGAGAAAAGGCACATAAGCCATAAATCAAAAACCTGAAACCAGAAACCTGAAATCGGAAATCAGAAATCGGAAATCAATACCCAAAAACCGATATAAAAAATTAGGGTATATGTTCTAACCGTTTTGCAATTCGGTGGCAAATACGACAACTCTGGGAACTGTGGTTCTTGGGCTCGTAATTGCAACAATAACCGTACGAATGCGAATGCGAACAATGGCGGTCGTGGTGTGATATTGTGAGCCTTCTGTCAGGAAGGAATGCAAACTGGAACATACATCCTTCGTTCATGCGAAAAAACAATGCGGTGATTGACTTGTTTGAGTAATTTAATAATGAAAATTCAGGTCAATCTTTTTTAAGGAAATCAAATGAAGAGAACAGGCAAATTATGGGAGCAGTTTATTTCACCGGATAACTTCTTTCTTGCTTGGAGATTAACCAGAAAAGGCAGAGGGAAAAGACATGATATTCAAAGATTTGAAAAATGTCTTGATGAAAATCTTGAAGCATTGCGGCAAGAAGTAATCAGGGGAGAATATAAAACATCACCTTACAAAAATAAATATGTGAATGAAAATGGCAAGCGGAGAAAAATTTATATATTGCCGCTGAAAGATAGAATTGTTCAACATGCACTTGTTAATATTATTGAGCCAATTTTTGTGAAAAGATTTATTGACCATACTTTTGGATGCATCTCCGGAAGAGGACAAACCAAAGGAAGTGATTATGTCAAGAAGCATATTCAAAAATATGATTGGTGCTTGAAAACAGATGTAAAAAAATTCTATCCAACAATTGACCAACAGATTTTATATAACTCAATATGCAAGATTATTAAAGATAAACAACTTCTGATTGTTATAAAAGATATTGTGTTTTCAGTAAAGGGCGGAAAGAATTGTCCTATCGGAAATCTTTGCAGCCAATTATTTGGGAATGTGTATCTGGACAAACTTGATAAATATGTCAAGCATCAGTTAAAAGTTAGGCATTATTGCAGATATTGTGATGATTGTGTTTTCTTTGGAGAAACAAAAGAAGAGTTATTTGAGATTAAACAAAAGGTCATTGATTTTGTCAGAAGTAATTTAAAACAAGAATTAAGTTATTGTGAAGTGTTCCCTGTAAAACAAGGTATTGATTTTCTTGGTTATAGACATTTCAAAGGTTATACGATTTTAAGAAAAAGAACAGCATTGAAATTTAAGAGGGCAATGGCAAAGATTAAAAGCGGAAAAGATAAAAGACCATTGCTTGAAAGATTGAGCACAATCAATTCTTATAAAGGATATGCAGAACATTGTTACACATATAATCTCATAAGGAAATTGGAAATGAATAAAACCATTGCTAATATGACAATCAAGGAATTTAAAGAAATAGGTGCAAAACCTGAATTGCCGCTTTGCGGAAAGAAGGTCAGCATATTAACTCTATTTGATAAATCGGTTATCCTTCTGGCTTGGAAAGAGTTGGCTGTTGAAGATAGAAAAACAATTAAACTTCAATTTGTGTTTGAAGATGATGAAGATGGGAAAGTGATGATAACATTCACAAGCAGTTCAGTAATCAGAAAACAACTTGAACAAATTGATAGGAATGATTTTCCAATAAGGATAAAACTGAAAAAACAAGGTGAAGTATTTTATTTAGAATAAAGGAGAAAAAAGATGAATTCATTATTTTATTTGAATGTTGAAAATGAAAAGATTATCAGTTGCAGCAATGCTGACATCACATCCGGAAGTGTTAAAAGTTATCCTGTATCGCAAGAAGTTTATTATTCTTACATAACATATCCGGACAAATATCTTTTCAGAAATGGTGCTATTGTTGAAGATGAAACTTGGGCAGCAAGAGAAGCGGCAAGAGAAAAAGAAAGAATTGGAAATCTGACTTGCACAAAAAGAGTTTTAGTATTGATGCTGCAAGACCTTCAATATAGTTGGAAAGACCATATAAAACCTTTAATTTATAGCAATCCAGATGCAGAAGTTGAATGGGAGTTGTGTGTTGAATTACAAAGAAAAAATCCATTGTTAGACCTCATGGGAGAACAACTTGGAATAACTCCTAATCAAATTGATAAATTATTTCAGGCAGCAAATGGTGAAATAACACAAGAAGAATTTCTTGCTGCTGAATAGGATGCATCATGATTGAAATCATAATCAAAAATGAATTAGGGTCAGTTATTAACAAAGAGATTATTGTCAATAAATTTGCAAAAACTTGTAATGACATTGGTCTGGATGTTGGCAGATATGTTTTGACAGAATACTTTGAGAATAGTTGTCCTGTTGGTTACAAGATAGAGTTATACAGAAAGGAGAAAAACAATGGGTAAAAAAGGCAAAAAAGGTTGTAAATAGGAAAGGAGAATGAAATGAAAAAATTCATGTCAGTTTATGTGTTTCTGTTATTTGTATTATCTTCACCTGTGTTTGCTGCGGATGAAGTTGCTGCTGAAAGTGCAGGTAATGTGGCGGAAGCACAAGAAGAAATTACAAATGATGCAATTCAAATCATTGAGATGGAAGAAAACAAAGTGATTTTGAACATTCAGAAACAGCCATTGAATGAACAATCAAAACAAAAACTTTTACTTAAAAAGAATTGGTTTGTTGTTAATGTGAACATCAATGGAAAAGTTAAGGTTCAGCCAATCACAGGAACTTATGAGGTAGAATAATCATGAATGAAGTATGTTGTGATATGAGTGTCATCTGGTATGAGGATGATAAATATAAAGTTGCTTTTTCTGAAATGCCTGATGTTGATAACAGGATAATAAATAAGCAAACTATGGACAAAGAAACAATTAAAGAAATCAAGGCAAAGCCGCTGATTGTGAAAAATGATGTCAATGTTTTGCTTGTGGATAAGGTTAAAAATAAATCATACACTTTTGAAATTGAAAGCGGATATTGTTATGATGGTGCTTCAATACCTCGTTTCTTCTGGCGGTTCATTGGTTCAAAGAGTGATGTCAGATTTCAAATAGGTGCACTCATTCATGACAAACTTTGTGAGCATCATGATTATGTTGATGGTGATAGATATTTTGCGGACAAGGTTTTTGAGAGATGTCTGTATGTTGGAGATACTTGTGCCTTTACTCGTTGGCTCATGTTTCATTCCGTTGATAACTTCCAAAAATTTTGCGGATGGAAAAAATGTGAAAACGATAGGGGGTAAAAGTGATTAGCAGTAATTTAAGTGCTGAATTATTTGTCAGCATTATTATCAATTTGTTAGCGGTTGCATTCTTTGCAGGGGTTTATGTAACAACAGTTAGACATCTGAAAGATAACATTGAGGATTTCAAACAGAAGATTGAGGATTTGAAAGATGATTTTAAACAAAAGATTGGAGATTTAAAATCAAATTTTCATGAAAAGTTTGATGCTGTTGAAAAAAAGCAAGATAAACATAATAACCTTATTGAAAGAATGGCTTTGTGTGAAGCAAGTACAAAGTCTGCTCATAAGCGAATTGATGGAATAACAGGAGAAATGTATGACAAATAAACTTTATTTCAGTATGTCAGAGTTAATTCATTCTGATACTGCTAACAGATACAAGATAAACAATATGCCGGATATAAACTCTCTGGATTGCATGATTGATTTAATACATTATGTTTTGCAGCCATTGAGAGTAAAGGCACAAAGTGCAATTGTAATCTCTTCCGGCTATCGTTGTAAAGAATTGAATATGAAAATTGGCGGTGTTGGTACATCTCAACACACAAAAGGACAGGCGGCAGATTTTTTAATTGTTGGAATGTCCGTTGCAGAAGCAATTGAATTTATAAAAAAATCAGGAATTGAATATGACCAACTTATCAATGAATATGACAAATGGGTTCATATATCATTTGTGGAAGGTAAAAACAGAAAACAATGTTTTTCTATAAAATAATGCTTGTTCATCTAATCCTTTGCTCTTTCTGATGCAAAAAGAAGCCACACTCGGCAGGGTGTGGTTTTTCTATTTTATAGGTATGAAACTATTCAGGAAGCAAGAAAAGTTTGTTCTCGGTCATTCTGGAAGTTCATTATTCGTTCAATGCGGTTGAATAGTTCTTGATTTTCATATTCTTCCATGATATTAAATAATAAAGGCGGTTCGGAAATCGTACGGTTAGCCGCCCCATTTTTAAGATTTTCCCACTTTTTGAATTCATAAAAGAGTGGGAATAGTTCTATAATAAGGTTCTTTCCGTCATAAGTCAGGGTTCGGACACAAGTCTGAATTATCTCTCTTTTTGTTTGCGGTGATGACACTCTGAACAACTCTGGCAAGTGATTGAAGAATATAATTAAAAGGTTCAACTTGTCATAAAGGATTTTAGTTTTTTGCATTCTTTCATTTAATCGGACAATCAATCTGTCTTTTTCTGCTGCCCATTCTTTAATCATTTCCTGCCATTCTTCATCACTCATTCCGCAAGGAATGTTTCCGTCAAGTTTATCTCTATAACTTTTCTTGATGCGGTCATTTATTTTTTCAATCTTTTCTTGAATTTGCATAGGTGTTTCAATTTTGCTTTCATATTCTTTGATTGCATCCAGAATTTCCCTTGCTCCTTCTTTCATTGCTTCAATTTCATGCGGTGGAATATACAAATCATCAAGCATTCTCATAAACTCAATATCAAGTTCTTCTTGCTTGATTGCCTTCACATTTCCGCATTTGCATCTGTAATAAATATATTCTCCTGAATTGTGTGCTCCTCTTTTCATTTCTGCTGATAGATTATGACCACACTTGGAGCATTTAATCATATTTGTATATGGGAAAAATATGTCATGGGTTTTTGGCTTCTTTAATCCAAACTTTGCCTGAACAGCATCAAACAATTCAATTGAAATTAAAGGTTCATGTGTTCCTTCATAAAGCATTCCTGCCCACATAAATTTGCCGATATAAAAAACATTCTTTAAAATCTCTTCAAATTTTCTTGGCGGATATGGTTCTCCTCTTTTATTTGTGAAGCCATCAAGAAATAACTCTTGACCTAATCTTTTCATTGAATAACTTCCGGATGCATAAAGTTCAAATGCTTTTCTTACAAATGGAGCATTGATTTCATCAACAACAATTCCCTTTGTGCCATCAGGGTATGTGTAATTTTTATATCCAATCGGTGCTTTTGCAGGTTTTCTTCCTAATCTGCAAATCTTATTCAATCCTAATTTTGTTCTTTGAGAAATCTTCCGGAGTTCATAAAGGTTCATTCCTTTTGTCATCCATCTCAACAATTCACCTTCCGGACTATCTTCATTGCATTCTGTAACAGATAAAGGTTTTGCATTACACTCTTGGAAAAACTTTCCTAACTCTGCATAATCCTGTTCTGTTCCTCTGGATATTCTTTCCCATTTCCAGAATACAACAGCATCAAATTTTTCTTTGTTTTCTCTTCCCCATTGCAGCATCTTTTTGAGAACAGGTCTTTTTAAATCTTTTGCACTTCTGCCCTCTTCTCTAAAAATCTTTATCGGCTCATAACCATATTTCAATGAGAATTCTTTATCCTCATCTTCTTGTGCATCAAGAGAAAATCCTTTTGTTTGTTCCTCTGTGGAAACTCTTACATATATAATACTTTTCTTTTTAATCATAGTTTAACAGTTAAACATCTCCATGAAAAATATTATACATGAAAAATTTATTTTGCAGCAAATTCCCTGAAGATTGTTGAGTTTTCGTTAAGTGATATTTCTTCAAATCCTAATTTTGCAAACAACACAATGAAGTTTTGAAGTTGATATTTTTCTGTCCTTTCGGTTAATTCAACTTCCGGCTTTTTATAAATTACATTTAATGATGTTTTTGGCAAGTCCATTAAAATAACCTCATTTGATTTCTGCTTGTAAAATCTCGGATGCAGATTTGTTGCGGAAGAAAATTCCAACAATAATATGCACTCATAAAATTGATTTTTCTTTGATGACTTTGATTTTTGAATTGCATTCTCTCTGTAAACAAAAGAAGTTGCAAATCTTTTTCTTTGAATACTTTGGCAGGTGTAGCATCATTGAGCCATAATATTGTCATCAACAATGCAAAAGGTTTGTTAAAACTCAATGCTCTTTGGAAAATCTTTTTCTTTCCTGTGAATGGCGGATTTGAAATCATTAAATCCCATTTTTCAGGTTGGTAATCATAAAAATCATAACCATTATCAATATGTGAAAATATAACTTTGTAATCATTTTCAGAAAAAACTTTAACAAATTCGGATGTTTCATCATCAAAGGGAAGCCATATTATTTTATTTTTATATGGTTCTAAAAATTCAAGAAGCGGCTCTACTGCATATCTTTCAGTATAGCATTCATCATTATTTCCTTTTGAAGTTCTTACATATTCATTTGACATTTTATTTTCCTATAACCATTTGAGAAATTTCATTGCTGCTTTGATAGTTTTCATAAGATGTGTATCAATGTAATAAACTTTATTATTCATTATTTGCAGCATCCTATTATTCGGACTATATATCTGTTTGAAGTCCTTGCCTTGCATTATTGTGTATCTCCCAATTTTGCTTATTTTCATTTTTTATTCTTTCTCTATGAGTTTAAATTCAATATCATACACAAGATTATTGTGTTTCAGGTCTGTGGTTCTGCCATCAACAACTGAAAGATTTATAACTTTTGCAAGAAGTTCTTTCTTTGGATTTGGCACATATCCGCATCTGAATAAAATAGTTTTTCCGATTTCAAAATATTTTATTCTGGACATGAAATAAGGTTTTACATCTCTATATTCGTGTGTCTTTT